CCTGTCTTTCTGTAGAATGGTAATTATCGTATTCCGACCGATAATTTCTAGCCATCGAACTGAGCCTTGTATGCCTGCTTAACTAGAGTTTCTTTCTTTTCTCTTCTGTCTAGTTCGACACCAAACTCACGAGCAAAAGCCTCTAGCTCAAGCTTGGTCATTTTGCCAAGATCAGCTTTGGAAGTTTCTTCAACCTCCTCGACAACCTCTACCGTCTTCTTGGAAGAGCCGGACAAAGATTTTAGTTTTGCGTCAGCGTCTTTCTTGGTCATCAGATCAAAGACTTCAACATCGTAGCCGCCGTCTGAGTTCTTCCTGCCGATCTGAAATACAGGGTCGCCGTTGTTAAAATTTCCGTTTTGAAAAACTTCTAATTTAGCCATAGTTTTTTACACCAGTAATAACAACCATGTATGTGTCTAGGTTTGTGTGACCACGAGTGCTAAAAAGAATGTCTCCAGTCTTTCCAGAACCTGCATTATTAGGTAGTCCGGTATAGGCGCTAAAATCCAAAGTATCAGCATAATCTGCTGGCAGCGTGGTCAACAACTGATTGGTTGTAGCGTCGAGGAATATGTCCACAGACATTCCGCTTGTTGCGAACTGGATGCTGCTAATAGTAATGCTCGTGCAAACAGCATCATCTGTAGGTCGTTTACTTAAAGAAGACACATCGATTTTATTGACGTTTGTTTCACCAGTACCATCACTTCTATTGGTGAACTTCATGACGAGGTTTCTTGGCCCGTCATCTATAGTCTGTGTTGAGACAGCATCTGCCATATCGGCCTCCAACGAAAAGGGGGCCACCGGCCCCCGATTATCTGCTTATGACAAGTTGTTGTTCTGTATGTAGAGAACAGTAACAGTTCCCGCGCCAGTGCCGTCTCCGCTTGCTCCTGTAAAGTCAGCAAGTACCTCAAGGTCTGTAGTGCCAACGTCAGTGGCCTCTGTGTCAAGAGTTCCACGAGTGGTTCCCACAGCTTTAACATTGACTGAGCTTAGGAAAGCGTCTGCATCTGCGGAGGTTCCGACAGAAACAGTTGCTGCACCTGAGTCATCGTTAGCTGTAGTTACATTGAGGATAACGTCGATAATTTGAGAATTGGCAGGAACAATGGCGCATCGCTGGTTGAGGTGACTTGCGCCAGTGATATCAACAACGATTGATTGTGCCATAACAACAGACCCGACATTTTTGATGTCTGTGCCTACAGTTGTGCCAGTGGTGTCCTTGATCGTTCCGGCCTTAATCGGGCCAGAAAAAGTAGTAGTAGCCATGTTGGTCTCCTGTCGTGGCTAGGGTCAGTCACGGGATGCGACTGTCAGGATATTAAAAGAGACCCTGCCAGACCAAGGTGCGAGGTCTAAGGTCTGGCAGAGTCTTTATCTTCTTACGAAGAACCGGGAGAACCGTAGATTCCCAGTGGGTCGGATACGCCGAATGAGTAACGCTCACGCGCCTTGTAGCGCACGTTACCAGTATCGAAGTCACCGTCCATTGAAGTCTCAAGCGCAGTACGCTCGAAGTGCTTCATGCCATTTGGCACATCGGTAATGATGTAGAAAGCATTGGTGTCAGTCAAATAGTGATTGACGCTGTAGCCTTCAGGAATCGAACCGTTGTTCCTAATAGCGTTGATGTCGTTATCAGCAGTGCTGACTCGAAGCTCAGAATCAAGGATTCTGGTTGCAACAAACATCAGGTTGGGTGGAACGATCAAACGTCGAGGTCGAGCAGCGATCAGAAGTCCACGTTCATCGGTGTAGCCTGCAATCTGGATGATCGCATCTTCCAATGAAGTTTCGTTCAAGTCTGCTGCTGTAGCAGGACGGTTTGAGTTTTTACCACCGTTTACAAGAGGGTGACCGTCACCGCCAGTTACGCCATCGCCAACCGCAGTGAACAGGTTTACACCATCGCCAGATTGAAAGGCATTGGTAAAACCATTGTTCAGAGGG